TTTCCTCATCAGTATATTGGTAAATCTCATTACACAAGTTTGACTGTTTAATAACCCCAATGTTTTGATGGTTCGTTTTCTTATTAGCGTTATCTTTAGAACATAAATAAGGAACACCTGTTTCTACTTGGGATTCAATAATTTTATTCCAAACTTCTTGAGCCTTAACTTTTTTACCTAAACCTAATTCAACCGCTCTTCTATAATTTTCTTCATACTCATCACCATAACATTCTTGTAGTGGTTTAATACCTGATTTAAGAATATCATTAGGGCAAAACAAATACCAATCCTCGTTACTCTTTACCGCCCTCATAAAATTGTCAGGAATCCATAGTGCCGTAAACAAATCTCTCGCTCTTAATTCCTCTTTACCAGTGTTCTTTTTGATATCCAATAGGTCAAAAATATCTTTATGCCAAGGTTCAATATAGATAGCGGCACTACCAGGTCTCCTACCTTGTTGATTAAAGAATCTCAATGATTCATTTACAATTTTAAGATATTTTAACAACCCTCCAGCATATCCACCTGATGTCGTAATACGACTTTCTTTACTTCTTTGGTTTGACATACAAAGACCAATACCCGCAGCATCAGATGAATAAGTAGATATATCATTCATAGTTCCCAATAACCCATTTCTTGAATCCGAATTGTTGTAATGTAATACACAAGACGCTAATTGAGGAATCAAAGTTCCTGAATTAATCATGATTGGGGTTGCTTTTGAGATTCTTTGTTCTGATAACGATGTGTAGTAATCCATTGCCTCTTCATAAGATTCTGTAACCCATAAAGCAATCCTCATATACATGTGTTGAGGTCTCTCAATTACCTTACCATTAGGTAATTTAAGTAAATACATCTCTTGTAATGCTTTCCAAGCAAAGTAATCAAACTGATAATCGTTTTCGTGATTGATAACTGAATCAATTTTTTCAGCACCATACTCATCTATTTTTCTAATTAATTCATTGTGAACAACTCCTTCATCGTTAAGTCGTTTCATTGTAATAGAAAAACTTTCATTAGTATCTTTGTGATATGAAGAAATAGCCACGGAGGATGCTAATCTTGAATAGTCGTGATGACTACCAGTAAATGAAGCCGCAATTTCGTATACCAATTTATCCAACTCCTTTGTTGTAATAAATCCTTCAGTTGGAACTGAAGTTATTACTTTGATAAAAATCTCATCTGAATTGACGTTCAATCCTTTTGAGGCTCTTTTAACCCTATTGTAAATTTTTTGTGGATTAAATGAGACCTCATCTCCACCTCTTTTTTTAATTCGTAATGACATCATAATTAAATAAATCTTTTATTAAAAATCGTCCGTAAAAGTAATAGTTTCGTTCAGTTTTGCTTTTTGGTACTCCACAGTTCTTGATTCAAAGAAATTACCTTTTGTCTCAACCGCAATCTGTTCCATAAATTTAAATGGTTGTTCAACATTAAATTGTTTTTTACATCCAAATTTAACAAGTAATCCATCAACCACAAACTCAAGATATTGTTTCATTAAGTTAGAGTTCATCCCAATCAATGATACAGGTAATGATTCAGTGATAAACTCCTTCTCAATTTCCAAAGCCGATAACAAAATTTCTTTAATTCTTTTCTCACTTGGTTTGTTCTCAACATGGTGGTTTAACAAATGAATTGCAAAATCACAATGTAAGTTTTCATCTTTAAAGATAAGAGCATTAGCGTTACATAAACCTGGCATAACACCTCTTGACTTTAACCAAAAAATTGAACAAAAAGAACCTGAAAAGAATATCCCTTCAACCGCTGCAAAGGCCACCAATCTCTCCTGAAACGATGCGTTTTCAATCCAATCAAGTGCCCATTTCGCTTTCTTCTGAACCGCTGGTAACCTATCAATTGCGTTGAAACATTCATCTTTTTCCTTCGGATTATTAATATAAGTATCTATTAAAAGAGAATACATCAGCGAGTGAATGTTTTCCATAGCAAGTTGCATTCCGTAGAAGAACTTAGCTTCAGGGTACTGTACCTCTCTATAGAAGTTCTCAGCCAAGTTTTCATTAACAATACCATCAGAAGCGGCAAAAAATGATAACACATTTTTGACAAAATATTGTTCATTTTCAGACAATTTATTCCAATCTCTAATATCATCAGTTAAGTCTACTTCTTCAGCGGTCCAAAACGCCGCTTGATGTTGTTGGTAGAATTCCCAAATGTCATTGTGTTCAATTGGGAAAATAACGAACCTACCAGGGTTTTCTTTAAGTATTTTTTCCATATTATTCCGATTTATCTTCTTTGTTTTCGTTAGTTTTCTTTTCTTTTCTTCTTTCCATCAAATCCTTGATTCGTTGTCTGTTTCTTTCCTCTTGTTGTTCTTCAAGACCTAAGAATGTTACTGATGTTTCAGTGTCAATTTCCAACATCCCGTTATCAAACTTACAGTTTTCAAAAACAACACCATCATCACCAATACGAGATTTAGTGATGGCAATAGTTGCCAACTTCATCTCCTTTTGTTGTAGTGTTTTTGCTACCGATATGATAACGTGACCCACTTGTGCTTTCTTAATTGACCCACCCATTTGGTCTGTGGTTACAACCTCAGATGAAATAGAACTTCTATTACCTTGTGTTGCCGTCCAACCTACCAAGTCAAGTTCATGACACATCGCTTCAAAAGACCTCATTACTGAACCCTCAGATTTCCACTCATCACCATTTTGTCTGTCAGGTAGAACACAATCAATATAATCCAAAAGAACCATATCAATCTTTGTTCCGTCAGCAATCATTTTTCTGATTTGGTTTTTGATTTGTAACATACTCATAGTATCCGAAGGTAATTTTTTCAAGATAAGTTTGTTTTCCATCTTATCTTTTATCTCCTTCACTTTAGTCATAACCTCATCTTTTTTAACTGACAATTCATCAGGGTGAACTTTAGTCCACAAAGTTATGTGTTTTCTTTGGATAATCTTAGGGTTATCTTCAAAAAATATTTGAAGGACATTATATCCTAAATTAAATGCATTGTTTGAGATTTTTGTAAGTAAGGTTGATTTACCCACACCTGTTGGTGCCAACACGACACCAATTTCACCTTTAGCCAAACCACCTTTTAACAATCTGTCAATACCCGCAATTCCCATAGGGACTGGGTGTCTGTAATCTTCATTCAACACCTCTTCCAACTCAGAGAAGACATCTTGCATACCATCTTCTCTCTCCCCAACTTGTAATGCGGTTCTTACTAATTGTTCTACTTTGTCGTAGTTTTCAAACTCACCACCATCAATGATTTTTTGAGCTTTGTTCATTACCTTTTGAAGTTCTTGTTGTTTACAAAACTTCATTGCTTTGTCTTGTACAAAGTCCCCACCTTCAACGGGAACCTCTTTAATTTTTTTAATGGTATCAATAACCATTTTAGACGCCAACTCTTGTTGTAATTCAGATTTTGTAATCTGTTCCAATGTGTCGTATGTTGGTGTATGTTCGTATTTTGAGTAATACTCCTTAATCATTTGCATAATTAATTTGAAGTATTTGTTCTCAAAATAACTAACCTCAATCACATCAATTATGGACCTCGCAAAATCCTTATCAACAATAATTTGGTTTAATAATTGTAGCTGAAAACTGCTACCTAAATAATCAAAATTTTTCTTAGAACTCATATAATTTTACCTTAATATATCATAAATATTACGCCCCAAGACTAACTTCAAGATATTTGTAAGTTAAATTTTTAGATGAAAAAATGTCAGTCAAAGACATAAGTAAGTTTTTTAGGTGTGGGCGTACATCCACGGTATATCTTATCTTAGGCGGGTATATTTTAGCATCAAATTCTCTATGACAAATTGTCTTGTCACCTTCTTTAATATATACACTAAAAGACTCAGGACCGTCAGTATATGACGTATCTAAAATCGCAGGATTGTTCATAATTTCATATATGTTATCTAACATATATGTTGCGGTTTTCATCTTCAATTCTTTCTCCAAATCAATTTTAAACTCTCTGATTAGATTATATAGTTCAATTGACGCCTTAGCCTTTGGGTTATAGTCTTTGATGTTAAATAACCTTTGAACAATAATGTTGTTGTTCACTTTCATCAAGAATTCCAATTTTGTAGTCGTTTGCTCTTTCATAATTTTAATTTTTAAACTTTCTTTTTTCTTTTCTAGCTAATTTTAAATAGGGTTTCAAGAAATTAACCCACTCATTATCTCTTTTTGGTAGGTATTTGAATAACCCATCTTCCATCATCATTTTCATCAGATTCTTATACCCCCTACCTTCAGGGTCTAAGGTTTCTGTGTGATAAAGTTCCACTATTTCTTTTCCATCATCTGTTATTAAAGGGTTTGACAAATCAACAATCTTTTCATTAATTACAAAAAACTCATCCCCAAAGATTCCATTTTTAGTTTTACCACTTAACAAGTTTTTTAATGCGGCATTATCTTTATCTTCCTTCAAAAGACCTTCAGCCTTTGTTAAAATATCGGTAACAGAAACTTCATTTTCAAGTATTTCAGGGAATAGTTTAACGAAAGTTTTCTCACCAAGGTAATAAATACCATCAATGTTATCTGACTTATCACCTGACAATATTTTATATGTTACCACATTTTGATGAGGTATCTCAATGTTATCTATTTTGATTTTATCTCCCTTCTTATAGACTTTCTTTTGTGATGGGGAGTAGATACTTACTTTGTCTGAAATAAGTTGTGTAAGGTCCTTATCATCTGAAAAAATAACTTTAGTTTCATCTTCTGATATTTGACAATAATAAGATATTAAATCATCGGCTTCGTTGTTTGGGATATCAATTTGTCTAACAAATGTTTCTTCCAAATATTGTTTGATTCTTTGTCTTTGTTCGTGATAAGATTCTTCATTAAAGTTTTTATAAACTCTACGATTTTCTTTGTACTGTGGGTATAATAGTTTCCGAGATGAGGAGTTATCCTCCCCATCCCAAAACACTACTACTTTATCAAAATTTTGTTCTTCAATGAATCGTCTGACGGTATTTAAAAAATGCCAAATCCCACCAACGTGTCTTCCTTCGTGATAAAATTCTTTAACACCGTGAAATCCTATTTTAAATAAATTATTCCCGTCAATTAATAGGGTTTTTGTCATTTTTTACCATTAAATGGTTCTACAATCAATCTTCAAATTCTTCTTCGGCTGTTGGTACTAACTCGTCTTTAAACTTGATGTCACCTTCACCACCTAATACTTTATTCCAATAATCGGAATATTCTTTCTTATACTTATCCAACGCAGTTTTATCATCCTTGATATAACCTTGTGGGACCGCAATAATCTTTCCATCTTTAAATGAAATACCATTCACATGGTTTTTCAAGATAGAAACTTTTGTTCTAATTGCGTATGACACCGTTCTACCATTTTTGGTTGCGGTAATGTGATTGATTCCCGCTTTCTTCTGATTACCAAACAAGAATACCAATGCCGATGCCAACCACAACGCTTCACCACCTTTGGCTTTAATCTCAGGTTGTCCAAATGGATTGTCAGGTAATTCTACCCAAGGTTGGTTAACAACTACCATTGTATTGTAATATGGGTAATCTTCTTTCTTTGATTTAGATATACGAGAGTGTAACCCCATACCAATCTTGTCAGCGAAAGCCGCTGCATTATGTTGTTTACCCCCTTTACCATCAAATGTCATCTTACAAGGAATTGAACCAACTGAGTCCCACAAAAATAATAAATTATATGGGATATCACCTTTCTCTTGTGCGTCAATAATTTCATTAATAAAGTCAGTTGCTTGTTCAATGTAATCAAACGAGTCATTGAAAATGAACATTCCATCCCAATCACCTTCTTCAGTTTGATTCGCTTCTAACCCCAATTCAACTGCATGTGTCCAAGACCATTTTTTTTCAGTAATAATGAATACGGGTAAATGTCCTTTCTTTTGAGCATCAGCGGCCGCCAAAATCATTGCGGTTGTTTTAGACGAGTTTGAGTGTCCCAAAAACATATTAATTCCACCCATCACAGGTCCAGGTAATCCGCACGCCTCATAGAATGCTTCACCACAATTATAATATGATTCGTCTTTGTATTTAGTTTTGGTAGAGTACTTACCTTTAATAGAATCTAATGATATTTCTTTTTTCTTAATAGCCATAAATAAATGTATTAATATTTAATAAAAAGATAAACCCCATTTAGGGGTTTATCGTAAAAATAATCAATTAGAATGGTAATTCCTCGTCAGCGTCATCATCCGCTTGTGGGTCAACATAAGTTTCTACCTTTGCAGAACCTCCACCAAATGATTCTTCAGATACGGATGAATCACCGTAAGTATACTTACCTAATACCGTATCCCATTTTGGTGTTTGTCCGTTAGCAATTGCTTCCAAATACTCAACAGGTTTTTTAGAATACACATCTCTCCAAGTTAATTCATCATTAACCCAAGTATCAGCAGTTTCCTTGTCTTCATGTACAGGTGTTGGGTCATCATACATAACCGTTTGGATAACAGTATACTCTTTTCCTTTAGGGGTTTTAGCCTTTGTCAACTCAAGGATAATATCTCTTCCTTTATCAGGGTCGGTGATATCTCCTTTTGCTCTCCAAATTGGAATGATTTTGTCCAACACACCTTCATTCTTGTAATTGTGTTTGAAACGCCAGAATTTAATTCCGTCTTGTTCGTTATCTCGGTCAATAACTTTAACAATGTAGAATTTACGAGCTCTGTAATCAGCCGCAAGTTTTTTATCACTTTCTTTTCCTGTTGATGTTAACTCTTCATAAACTTCGGAAAGAGGTGAACGCTCGTTGTCGTTCTTTTCAGGGTCGTACAACTTTACGTATTGTCCGTCCACTTGGATTTCGTGGAACCACGCTTCTTTAAATGGTGAAGAACCATCTGTAGTTGGGAGAATTCTTAGTCTTTTCTGACCTTGTTTCTCATTCTTGTCCAAGATAGCTGCGAAGTATTTCTTCATTCTGTCTTCTTGTGACATTTTTGGGGTGTAATTCCCCGACTGTTGTGATTTCTCGTACTGTGCAAGTACTGCGTCTAAACTGTTTGTCGCCATATATATTAAATTAAAAGTTTACTAAAGTATAATATTAAAATTATTGTCAGTCAAATATGTCAGTCAAAATAAACGGGCCGAAACCCGTTTTTTTTTTATCGTAGTCGTTTAAAGTTATTCAAGTCAGTTTCGTCCTCCTCAAAATTTCTGAAAGAACGTTTAATATCGGAAGGTGAAAATTCTTCAACTTCATCTTTTGTTAAAATATATTCATCTCTCCCTAATTTTTCAAAGTCTTCTTCTTTGTCTTCAAAATAATCTGTTAGTTTTTGATTAAATGGTCCCGAATCTAAAGACCTTAGTTCTAATTTTTCTTCAGGTGATTTTGTTCTATATTTTTCAATCTTAGCTTCTAAATCATTAAGTTTGTTAACAATACTATCCATTTCACCCAACTTATTTTCAAGGTTTCCTAAATGGTCAAATAATTGTTCAAAATATTCTTCTTGTTTTTGTTCAACATTTTTTTGTGATTTAACTAAGTCAGTTATTTCTAACTCTTCTTTATCACTTTCTTCTTTTTTATCATCAAGTTTTTCAACGTCAGGGTCATTTGCAACATCAACAGGACCTGTAGGTGCCGCACCAGCTTCAGGTGATGGAGGAGCCATTCCTGCATCAGGTGCTGGAGGCGCCATTCCTGCATCAGGTGCTGGGGGTGCCATTCCTGCATCAGGTGGTGGTACATCACCAGCGGGTGGTG